CTCTTTTATTTCAGACATCCATTCAACAACAATGTTACTACCGGATTTTTCCTGAGACGTTTTTTTATCTGGTGGTGATACGTAAGGCAATTGTTGCGGCCTTCCTGGTGTCATATCTGCTTCCTCCATTAATTTAATATAATTCCTTTAANTACATTTTATGTAACTTAGGATTAACAAAAGTCATCCATTCTCGCCGTTTATCCTGTATCATAAGTGCTCTCAACATGGTCCCAGAGATGGGTAATTCTTCACGATTAATGATTAATTCGGTTGTGTTCTTTAAATCTTTCTTGTCGAACCATCCACTCCGGCTATCATCATTACCATAAATCATTACATCTGGATTTTTATAAATATATCGATCTGCATTTTGAAGAAGATATCTACCCCAATCTGGTGTGATATCATTTTCATCAGTAAGGTCTGATAATGCATAAATCATAATGTTTGGATCATCACCATATACTTCACGTATCATCTTGATTCTAGTATTAACATTCAAAGGATTACGTTTTGTCCCACATTCTTGTGCACTGCCAACAAGAATAAGCATCCGATCACAAAGCAATAACCCAGTATCAATAAGTTTTTCATGGCCTTTGTGGAACGTTTGAAAACGCCCACAAACAAGCCCAACATCATATGGTTTCATGTTATTTCTTCTCCTCTTTAATTCCAAGTGTATAAATAAATGTTACTAAGAACACAATGGAAAAAGCGATATATATAATAATTGCTGCAGGAATAGTAAATATAACTGTAAGAAATATATATATCTTACCGAACCAATTTTTATTTTGGGACCACTTTTTATATTCTTTTATTGGTAATAATTCATCAATTGCACAATTAATTATTAAAATTGTTGTGAAAAGAATTTCGATTAACAAGAATGATATAAATATGTTCTCCATTATTCTGCCTCCACTTTTAATTCAGGATTAAATACCGGAATCTTCTCTGATTTGAAGAGACATCGTTTATGCATTAAATCAATCTTAGCTTTTACAGCCAGATCGTCAATCTCTCCTGTACGAAGATATCTGTCCAGAACTTCATATGGGAATCCTAAATTGTCCTCATCTGTCTTTCCACATAATCCATCAATTGGAATCTTTTCAATAAGTTCTGTAGGAAGCAATAATTCATATCCAAGTTTTTTAACTTCATATACAGTTAATTTTCCTAACGGACTAAAATCACCTGCCGAATCACCATACCTGGTTTCATAACCGACATATGATTCTGAAAGATTACATGTATTTGCTACTCTTCCATTACAAGACTGAGAGACAGCATATAATGTAGACATTCTAATACGTGCCGGAAGATTTATTTTTGTCTGTTCGCTGATCTCGATTCCTGAGCTTTCGAGTCTTGACAATACACTTCGAACTGTGTCGCTAATGTTGATTTCGTATGATTTAATATCAAGAAATTCACAAAGCTTGTACGCAGCATAAATATCTTTCTGCTGACCCTGTGGCATTAGTACACCAATTACACGATCTTTTCCAAGAGCTTCTACACAAAGCGCTGCTACTACGGAAGAATCTTTTCCACCAGAGATTCCTACAATTGCATTGCAGCCGGGACCATTCTGATCGAACCAGTCTCTGATCCACTGTACAATTTCATTCTTGAGTTCTTTAAAATATCCATCGTAATATTTCATCTTATAATCCTCCTAAACAATTAATATATTGTTTAACATTGCCATTATCATATGTCTTTGTAATCAATACGGCAGACACTGTTTGTCCTATTCTTCCATGATATTTACGATATGTACTTTCATCACTAAGTGAATATTCCACTCCGTTATAGTCTACCGTAATTTCATACTCGGCATAATCTGTCCGAAATTGTGGAACATGATTAATTATACCTATGAAACGAGTTTCTTTCGGTTTATAGTATTCATTAACAATTTTGACTTTTACACTTTCTTCTTTCTTATCAATACATTTAGCGCAACCAGTCAACATAAATGCACTGATAAGCAGAAGAATTAATATAGTAGTTACCTTTTTCATTTTGATTCCTCCTGCAGTTCCTTTCTTACTTTCATAAGAATTTATATGTAACTCCTACTGTCCTTTATGTCTTGACATATCGACTGTTGTTTTAAAATATTTACCAATTGTTGCAATTGTTGCACAAATAACAGGGATCATTGGTTTCGTAAATCTAGTTGTATTAAATATGATATTTAATCCATTAACCAATGCGTCCCCTACAAAAAATTTCAGTATACATCCACCTATGTAAGCAAACATAAATGATAATGCCGGACTAATAACAAGAGTGAAAATCGCAAGGATGATTACTGTAAACGCACCTATTCCTTCTAATGTATTATCTTTTCTGTTCATTCATCCAGCCTCCATAATTCCACATCATAATCTTTAAGTTCCTCTTCAATGATTTTATAAACCATTTCCCAGTCTGCTCCCCCTCTCCCACAACCAATCTTATACGGAAGTGCTACTGAAGTTCTACAAAGATCTTTTCCTTCTAGTCCATTTTTTTCACGCCATACTCCAAAATGTTGCGAAATATATCTTAAACCATCTCTAAAAGCTTCAAGATCTGTATACTGTTTACCATCATATCCATATTTATTTTGTGCGAATAAAGACAATACAATTTGACCTCTATCTTTCAATAAATATGCATCACACGTTCCGAGTAGTTCTTCCGACTCGAACTTACAAAACTCACAAAACTTTCTATAGTGTTTATAAATGCCTTCATCATAATCTCTTAACGCTTTCGCAACTCCAGTGTTCATTTCTCCTTGGCAGTTAACCTGATGAATTATAAAATCTGTCTTTGCATTAACGATATTACCTTCAATAATTTTAATCATAAATCTTTTCCTATAAATCCTGAAATGTAAACTTCTCGCCACAGGAGCAAATCACTTCTCCAATAGTTCCGATTGATGTTGGTGTAAAGCACCATGTAAGAGAGCCGCCTATGCAACCATGTCCCATTGCTCTCTGTTCCATAGTTTTCAAACCATGTTTCTCAGCATCATGTTTTAATTCCCACTCTCTGATTTTCTCTTGTTCTTTTTCTGAAATTGGAAATCCTCTATACAGATCCTCTTTCGCTTTTTTCAGTTCTGCTTCCATTCTCTGCATTTCAGAATCTTTATAATGCTCATCTTTGAGCTTCTTGTTTTCTTCTTCTAAGTATTTAATTCGTTTTTCATAAGTATCTGCTTTATCAACAATCCCCTGACAAAGATCTGAAACTGAATCCGTAAAATATGTACTACTCATTTTTATACCTCCTTCATTAAATATTTCACTGGAACCCTTTTAGTCAGCCAAACTCCATTTTTAGATAAGTAAAATTTGTATCCATCTTTGTACATCTGTTCACTATTGATAGAATAAACAACTTCTTTACCATGTCTCTTGCCGACAGCTTTGGCGGTTTCAACATCTTTTGACAAATGAACATATAAACGACTTTTAGGAATCAGTCCATTCTGATCAATAGACGCTATATATTTCTCGCCAGTTCCATGATAAAGAATTTTAGGTGGCTCTTTCTCTTCCAGTTCTACATCTACCGGAATTGAATGTCCCTGATTCGCTCTGATCAATGTCTTGTCATCATTGAAAGAATATCGCTGCTTATTGTCAGTCCGTACAATTTCCTCTAAAAATTCTTTGTTGAATCCGGGATTGTTTTTAGCGATACCCTGAATCAGTTCTTCTACATTCGCCCAACCATGTTCATCTATAGTAATACCAATAACTTCAGGCTTATGTCTTAATATAAGACTTATATATCTACTAATACTTTGTAAATTCATTCTCTTTACTCCTCTTTACTCCATAAATGATGAAACGTGTACAGTTACAAAATCACTATGTGCACGAATATAATCCAAAGTTTTTACTGTATCCTCTACAATTGCAATCTGAGACGGCTTAAGCCCAAGCTTTTGTTGCAGCGTCTGAAGCACAGTAAGTTTTTCTGTCTTTTCTAAAGTAAAATAGATATTATCATCCGGAAGGCCGTAATTATCTTTGATAAAAGCTCTTTTGCCGGGGATCTCACTGAAAGGACTCTTTGAACAGGTATATACTTTATCAATACCTTTCTTCTGAATAAACTCTTGCATTAATTTAATCGGACGTACATCTTTATACGGATTCTCACCGGAAGCTACAAGTCTATCCCATTCATCATCAGTCATACTGTGACTCAGTTCTGAAAATTCATATGGAGCAAGCACACCGTCCACATCCATTACTACAATTACATCATCTTTTAATAAATAATCTGTAATTTTACTCATCTTTGTTTCCTCCGTTTAATCTTTCTCTAATGTCTTCAAATGTTTCTTTATTGCAAGCTTTCCCATCTACAAATACGGTACTTAACGCTCCGTCACGAAATACATCATTATACCCGTCTTCACACTGTAATTCTCCATTGTCATCGTAATATATACAACAACACCCTTTATGAGATTTTTTCAAATGACTCGTATCGGTTTTGGGATCTTTATAAATCATAATTGGTTCACCGTTGACGATTCCATATGTAGCTTTCATAGCAATGCCAAACATATCTCTAGTTACAACAACCATGTATCCATCAGGTTCTATAACTGCTGAGAAGCAAAATGCTCCGACTCCGAATACGATATTGTTTGCAGCAAATCCTTTTTTCTTCAGTTCTTCCCATACCTGCTTTACATTATTAAGAGTACATCCGTCTCCATAGATAATTCCAATGTGAGAATCAAGTACTTTATATCCTTTGCTATTTACTGTTCCGCCGAATGTATTCCAAAGCTTTTCAATTGTCTCTACAGCAATTTCTACCATATCTCCGGAATCTGGACGGACCAGAAGTTTGCCATTATGCTGCATGATTTCTTTTTTACAAGCCGGAAGAATATTATCAATCATGTTCCAGTAATCATAAGTGTCAGATACCATACTAAAAGATGCATTAGGATATAGTTCCGTAAGTAGTCTTTTTACAAATGTGATTTCATCACCGTCTACTGCATAATTTGAAGCCATAACTGAATGTTCTGTTGATACAGCACCAATTCCGATTCTTTCAGTCCAACAGCAAGCATCATAATATGTATCTATATAATCAATAGCAGGAATTGTGCTTGTCTTATCAAATGATAATAACCAAGCAGATGAACATCTTACTGCCTCTTCCATACATGACATTCCTCTCATACCAAA